CTTGGATGCCAGCTTGCAGTGCATTATCCACCATACCCGTAAGGGTATTTATTGACGAGAGTCAATGAAGGGAACTCATCGATGTCTCCACTATCAAAACGAACGAGAGAAAATCATTATGATTCTCCCTCGAACGTCACTTGGTCGGTTGTTAAACCGAACACTAGTTTCCCTACTCGTAGGGATTCCAAAATCATTTGGTCTAGTGTTAGTGGAGGGATTCAATTAACTGAATCCGAACCGCATCATTTTGATCGAAAAATCGGTCATTATGATAGTGGTGGCCCGTTTTATACGAGTAACTACCGCATTTTTGAAAAACGCGGTTTTGTTAGGAATATGTGGAGTAGTTCCGAAAACGGTTTTTATACCGGTCCCGTTACTGCTCCTCTCCCCACTACTGCTGAGAGAAAAGCATTAGGCTTTCAGACTAAGGCCGAATTTGGCCCTAAGAATGAAAGCTCTATGAAGGTGCTTGGCACCAATGCTATTTCTTACAGCGCGCCTACTAATCCGGCTGTTGATCTAGGCACTTCCCTCGCTGAAACTTACCGGGACGGTTTACCTTCCGTTCCTGGTATTCAGCTTTGGAAAGACAAGACTTCCGTCTTGCGCGGCCTTGGATCTGAGTATCTGAATGAACAATTCGGATGGCGTCCGCTCCTTGACGAAATCGTCACGGTTGCGAAAGTCGTTAAAACCTCTCATGGTATTTTGCAATCTGCAAAAGACCGTGAAGGTAATGACACTCATGTCCGTTTTAGTTTCCCATCGAAGAGGATAGTAAGCTCGTCGCCCGCGACCATTCCGATCCCAAGTGGTTATCCTGGGTCTCGTGTTTGGTCATCGGCCGTTGCTTCCTATCCCGAAAGGCAGATTATCCGTACACAGGAAACCAGACAATGGTTTTCTGCGGATTTCACGTATGCTCTCCCAGAGGTGGGAAAGCTTCTCGGTTTGGGATCGAATGCCTATAAGCTTTTTGGCATCGCTCTCACTCCGGACGTGATTTGGAATCTTGCCCCTTGGAGTTGGGCCGCCGACTGGTTTTCTAATAGTGGTGAG